GAATAATGTATGTATTTATTCATCAGTTTTCTTAGATTTACGTTTTTTTGGCGTATTTGGTTGTTCATTTGAAGCAAGTGCTGCCCGTACATCTCTAGCCAATGCTTCGTCATCCCATTTAAGTTCAGTCTTGCCATTCTCGTATGTAGTTACAGTTAAGTGGCTACCTACAGTTACTTTAGGCCATTCAGTAGTTGTTTCTGTTTTCTTTTTACGTGTTGCCATTATTCTTCCTCAAAGTCTACAACATTGCCGTCTGCATCTGCACATACGATACGCACAGTATCTCCATCTTCATTTTTAATTTCAATAGGCCCCCAGACCCACCATTCTGTGTCGGTTTGGTACCATGGATCGTCTTCCCGTTCTTCTAACTCATAGATGCTATTTTCATCTATAAACTCTTGAATCTCTTCTTCTTCCTCTTCATTCAGTCCTTCGATCTCAACATCATACCAACAACCGCCGTCATACATTTCGTTAAGATCGACGCTTTCGATATTGTTGACTTCACAGTCGCACATATTGATACTGTCTTTCTTGCCATCTCCACCTGGTACTTCTACAAACTCGAACTCGGGAGGATTGTTGTCTGTTGTGTTAACGATCCATTCACCGTAGCGAAATCCATTAACAACTACAATTTTACCATCACCATTTTTTTGAGACCAATACTCATTTTCTTGACAAGATTTTTTATAATATGTACTAACGGTCCATGTTGCCATGATTATCTCCTTATTGGTCTAATGGCAAAGTATTCCACTCTTTAATTAGAGCGATAACTTCTTCTTCTGTATTGCAGATACTTTTTGTAGTAGCCCAGTCGTCCTTTTTATTACGGCCACCGATTTCGACCATCCAACCGTTATCGTAACGATTGATAGTGATGCTTTCGTTTACTTTTGCTAGTTTTGCTAATTTACTCATTTAGTTCTCCTTGATATTTTGCCTGAAATGGTTCTGCATATTGCTGAATATTATCAGCAATCTTTTTCATATCCCAAGCATTACAAAACTTGAGCATACGAATGCCAACTTGATCCACTGTTTTAGGTTGAGCATTAATCTTAATTGTTTCTTGAATCTTTTCTTTAATGTCTGCAGGTTGTGCTGTAAGATCGCATAATTGTACATTGCGTTGATAATCTTCTAGAACTCTGTGTTCTTCGCCATTATGGTCAACCCATCTCTGAAGCATGAGATTGTTCCACGCAAATCCGCGGCTTTTACGGTCTTCGAACGCTTCAATAAGACCAACTTTGTTTTTAGAACCTTTAGTACGCACACCTGGATACGCTGAGAAGACATTATCACTGGTATCACCACGCATACATTTCTCGAACAGCATCCACTCTGGGTCTTGCGCTGGCTTTGGTTCGCCTGTCTTTTTGTCTTTAACGGGTTTACCTTTGGCATCAAAGATTCCTTCGTGTGTAATATGTAAGTCACCTACGCCATTATATTGGCTGACATTAGGACTAACTAATTGTGCAAAATCTCCATCTGTGCTAATAATCACATGCTTTGCATCCGGATGTGCTTGTATCCAGCCTGCAATCAAATCATCTGCTTCTAAGTTTTCATGGCGCATTACAGTAGCATTGGTCTTTTCTGTAATGAAATTTTTAAACTCATCAAATGCTTCCCAGAACAACTTGTCTTCATCTTGTTCTCGTTGCGTCATCGCCGCACGAGTTTCTTGTCTATTAGCTTTGTAAGGCTTGTAATAGTCCTTACGCCAGCTACGACCTTCGAGACAGAATACTACATGAGTACCGCCGAAGTCATTCCATGCTTTTTTAATGCTGTTAAATGTAATATGAAAGGCCATGCCAAGTTTTATTTCTGCATTGCCTTGTACCACATGACGGGCACGGAAAAATGTGTTTGCTGTATCAACAATAATATATGTCATTCTACTTGAGCTCTGCCGTTAGGCAATTTACTAACATTAATAAAACCTGCACTAGATCTTTGGGGATCTTGTCCAGCCTCGACAAGCATGTTTGCGGCCAGTTCTCTAAACCAACGATCTACAATTTCTTCTTCTGGATCGCCATCAAAACCGTAACCTGCTTGTTTCAATTGTACTATAAACAAGTCGTTCCAGTCAAGCTCGAAAAAGCCATTTCTAACATTATCTGGATTAATCTTAGTTTCCAAAACAGCAACATATGGCTCACCCTTAGCAGTAGCACGAGCTTTTGGATCCATTTTGGCTTGCTCTTCTTTCTGTTGAGCTAGTACAGTTTCGGCAACTGCTTTATCTCTAACTATCTGGAGTGCTTCTTTTTCGGCTTCTAGCTGATCGATCCCTAACCATTTTCTAAGTATTTTTTTCATTTTTTCTCCACGCAATTACAGTCTCTGCCTTGCCTACAATTGCCAGTACATGCGCTATCTGGAATTTTTTTTATAAATTGGTAAAATAAAAATATCATAATTATCCATCCAATAGTAAAACAAAGCATAAAAAACATTTTAAGTTCCCCATTCATTTTTAAATAAAGGAACTTGCAGTCTGTCGCTATATCGTAACCCGGCCTTCATAGCTAATTCTGCTACACGGCGATTATTTAAATTATAAACACTTTCTACTCCGCCTACTGGCATTAGGTATACAGGTCCTTCGAATCCTGAAGCTCTATAAATATCCATGACTTCGATCGCTTCGTATGCATCGTCTTCAGTTGCTACAACAAATTTAAGATAAGTAGAACCAATTTCTTGATATTCTAGTACCACATCTGGACAAATAGCTTCTTGTCTACTTTCACCACTAACACTAAGTTTAGGACTTACGCTAAATGTTAGTCCTCTTCCAAAAAATCCATCCCCGTTCCATTTTAACAAATATTCTTTAAAATCTTTTGTTAGATGTTGGGTACCATTTGTTTCAAAAGTAATCTCTTTTAATGGTCGCATATATTCGTGATCTAACAAGTCGGGATATTGTTTTTGCCAACCTAATAACGGTTCGCCACCTGTAATGACCAAATGTTCGTCTTGCCAACTTTTCCAAGGCAAAATTTCCATAATGCGTTCTACAATAGCATCAGTAGTCATCATGGGACTAAGATCTTTAAACCTAGGATCCCAACTAGCGTAACTATCACAGCCTGTACTAACTAATGGCAATTCTTCGTATTTGCTATAATGATGTACTACTTGAGCAATATCTTCTGCTTCTGTACTTGATTCGCCACGAGGCATACCAAATCCGGCACAGCGGAAATTACAGCCGAAAGTTCTAAGGAACACACTAGGCACCCCCATATACCTACCCTCTCCCTGAATCGAATAGAAAAGTTCCGCTATTTTTATTTTACTCATTTTCATCTCTTTCTAAATATTGACTTACTTGATCTTCTGCATCTTGAATACTTTCTGCCCATACTGTAAAAGTAGCAATGCCGTCTTTAGCATGAACATCAAATGGAACAGTTCCATTAGGCAACCAACCTGGCCCGACTTCTCTTTTAATCAAAAATTTATTTAGGCTTGTATTTTTCATACGATAGATTAATTCATCTGTTATTTGTTTTGCATTAGTCATTGTCTTCCTTTACAGATCCCCAGGGGCGTTTATTTCCAGCCCAATCTTGTATGTTACAACTCCACAACATTAAACGGCAATAGACTGGATATAGCCACGCCCAGTCAAACCAATTCATTGGAAAACTAATCCAGTGACCTAAGTAGTATAATATTTCACTTAGGATTCTAGCAAAGATTTTTTTAATCATCTAGGAGCAAAATCTTGTTGAAGTTTAATATTATCAAAGAATTCTTTTTTTGTACCTACATCGTCTTTGAAAGCACCTTTAAGTACTGTAGTTTGTGTTAAACTACTATGTGCCATAATTCCACGATTTTCGCAACACCCGTGCGTCATTTGCAAGTATACACCAATATCATCTGCACCAGTAGCTTTGCCTATTTCCTTAGCAATGTCAACACAAAGTTCCTCCTGGAGAGTACCTCGTCGGGCACACCATTGTGCGATTCTGGAATACTTAGATAAGCCAATAAGTTTATCGGCAGCAATAATACCAATATAAGCCACACCAGCCACAGGTTGGTGATGATGACTGCACATACTACGCAATTCACTACGAACAACAAGCATACC